TTCTCATACTTACACTATAGGAAGCGGACAAGACATAGAACTTTCTACACAATCTGATTTTTCAGGAGGACATTATACAGGTACAACAAGTTTTTTTGTATCAGGATTTCATAAAAATGAATTGTTGATTTCAATCGGAGATAATTCAGACTCATTAGTATCTACAGGAACAACGTATTACATGAGAATTAACACAAGCATAGAAAATGAAAAAGGAGTGTCATTACAATCAACTTCACTCGTTTATCATTTTCAAACAGATTAGGAGAATAAATGGCTTTAGTACCATCCTCATTGGCGGCACAACTTGAAAGTGCCTTACTTCAGGCAAAGGCGAGTACATCACCAACCGCACAAACTGAATTAGCACAACAAATGGCACAGGCAATAGATACATATGTTAAAAGTGCATTGGTAACTACGGTCGTATCAGGAACTGCGGTAGGAGGTGTTTGTACACCACTGGGTCCTGTAGCGGGAGCCGTTGTAACAGGAACAGGAACAGGTGCGCCTGGAGTGGGATTATCATAATGGCTTTAATATCATCAACATTGGCTACGCAATTAGAAACTGCTTTCTTGGCGGCACAGGCTGATACTTCTCCAACGGCAACCACAACTTTAGCAAATTCTATAGCATCTGCTATACATGCATATTTAATACAGGCTCAAGTCACAACAACGGATACAGGAACGGCCGTAGGTGGTGTCAATGCAAGTGTACTTGCTCCTCCTGCTCCTCCTGTTCCTGGACCGATAACCGTTCCTGCAGTTGTTACTGGGAGCGGAACTGGCTTTTTAACATAAATAATAATATGTCTTATTCAGCAAATAAATCACCAAGCGTTTCAACAGATAATGTATATGCATCTGATGATGTAGCTAGACAATTAGTAAAACAAAAACTTTCTAAAAACGAGTTTTATGATTTGGATTTGAAATTTACAAAAAATCCTAATACTGGAGATGTTTCTGCTAGAAGAGGAAGCAGTAGCGTAAAGCAATCTATTAAAAATTTAGTTTTGACTGATTTTTATGAAATTCCTTTTAAACCAGAAGTAGGTTGTGCGGTAAAATCTCTTCTCTTTGAACCAATGGATATTATTACGGAACAGAGAATAACAGATACGATAAGAGCCGTAATAGAAAATTATGAACCAAGAGTTGAGTTTTTATCGGTGAAAGTTAAAGCAGATGCGGAAAATCATGGGTATGATATAACAATAGTTTTTGGTTTAGTTAATAGTAATGAAAGAGAAACGATTTCAACTTTTTTATCGTCAACTAGAGGTTAATAATGGCAGAACCTAGTAAATTAAGAGTATCAGAATTAGATTTTAATGAAATAAGAAATAATTTAAAATCGTTTTTGAAGTCACAAGATAAGTTTAAAGATTATAATTTTGAAGGTTCGGTAATATCTTCATTACTAGATGTTTTTGCATATAATACACATTATAATTCTTTTTATTTAAATATGATAGCAAATGAAATGTTTTTAGATTCTGCGGTTACCCGTTCAGGATTAGTTTCATTATCAAAATTATTAGGTTATACACCTAGGTCGAGAGTAGGCGCTACTGCAAATGTAAATTTAACAATTACGCCAACGGATGCGCCTACAAATATTATAGTTTCTAAAAATACAAAATTTAATGCTGATATTGATGGTATTAATTACACCTTTATTACTGATAAAGCATATTCGGGTTTTGCCAATAATCAAAATATTGCAGTGACTATTCCTAATGTGACTTTAGTGGAAGGTGAACCATTACGGTTTACACATACGGTTGATACAAGTATCGAAAATCAGAGATTTGTAGTTCCAAATCGAGGCGTTGACCATCAGAGCATAAAAATAACTTTACAAGAATCGGAATCGGATACTAGAAAATCTGTTTATGAAAAAGCAACCGATTTACTCGAATCGAATAGTTCTTCAAATATATTCTTTATAGAAGAGGGTACTGATTTTTTTACTGAAATAAAATTTGGTGATGGTGTACTAGGAAATAATTTAAAAAATGGAAATATAATATTAATAGATTATAATCTAACATCAGGTATATTAGGAAATGGAGCTAATGTTTTTTCAGTTGCAACAACTGCCGGTGGTTATCCTTCTGTGACGATAACTACAAATTCACCATCAACTGGTGGTGCTGATGAAGAGACATTGAATTCTATTAGATTTAATGCTCCAAAACATTTTTCTGCACAAAATAGGGCAGTCACTAAAGAAGATTACAGAAGATTAATATTACGAGAATATCCTTTAGCGGAATCTGTTATTGTATATGGCGGAGAAGATGCGGACCCTCCAAAATTCGGAACTGTCTATGTAGGTATAAAACCTAGAGACGGTCTCTTTATTTCTTCTTCTATAAAAGAAGGCATCAAAAATAATATCATAAGAAAATATAATGTCGCATCGATTTCTCCAGAATTTGTTGATGTGGATTATTTAAATGTAAATTTAGTTTCACAAATAAAAATCGATACCAGATTAACTCAAAAAACTCCTCAAATTTTGAAGAGAAATGTTTTAGATACGATTAAAAAATATCAACAGACTTCATTAAATGAATTTACCGAAACTTTCAGAATTTCACAATTATCTCGAGCGATTGATGATGCGGATGCATCCATATTAGGAAATGATAGTTCTATTAGTTTAAAAAAAGAACTTATTCCTAATTTAACTGTTGCATTAGATTATATTATAAATTTCAGTAATGAGTTATACCATCCATATACAAATTTTGAAGGTACTTTAACATCTACTGAATTTACTTTTATAGATGATTTTGATGTTGTAAGACCAAATTGCAAATTTGATGATGATAAGGGAGACGTTAGAATTTTCAGAATGCAGGATGGACAAAAAGTTATTGTTAATGCTATAGCAGGTACAATAGATTATGATTCTGGAAGAATACAACTTAATAATTTTAAGCCAGAATCATTTATAGGAAATTCTTTGGATATTAAAGTCATACCGCTAAACAGTGACCTTCAAGCAAAAAATAATCAAATAATTTTAATTAATGAAAGAGATGTTAATTTAAGTTTATTTGATTTATCGACAACTGTAGAAACTTCAGAAGTGTAAGATGTCATTTTATTCAGATACGGAAAATACAATACCAGTAAATCAGATATCAGATTTAATAACTCAGCAATTACCTTCTTTTATGACAGAAGAGGGAGAAGATTTTGCTGAATTTTTAAAAAAATATTATGAGTGGATGGAAAGTCATGAATTACTACTTGAAAATGCCGTTCAAAATGAATTCAAACTTCAACTTCATGATGAAAGAAGTCCAGGTCTTATAAAACTAGAAGATGATACTTTTCTAAATTTAGAAAGTACTAGAGGACCTAATAGCGGTTTTATCAAAGGCGAAAGAATAACAGGACAGAGCTCTGGAGCAACAGGTTTTTCTGATAGAAATAGTTTATTGACTGATAATATTTTGTTTCCATCAAATGTTACTGGTATAGATTTTGAACCAGGCGAAACCATTACTGGTGCAACTTCAAGAGTTTCAGCAACCGTTCATAATTATTATAAAAATCCATTATTCGCTTCCAGAACATTAATAAAAAATCGTGATATTGATACGGCGACAACTTTTTATATAAAACAGTTTGAAAAAGAATTTTTGTCTGAATTACCTGATACTTTATCAGGCTCAAAACCTTTAATAATGAAGCATATTGTAGATGTTTATAGAGCTAAAGGTTCAAAGGCATCTTACGATTTTCTTTTTAAAACACTATACGATATACAAGATTTAGAATACTATGCACCCAAAGATGATTTATGGAAAGCATCAGATGGTCAATGGGTGGCGGATAAGACTTTAAGATTATTAAGTTTTGATGATATATCAGAATTTGAAGGAAGAGTCGTAACAGGAAGAAAAAGTTTTGCGACAGGAGAAGTTGATAGAGTATTAAAGTTTAATTCTGGTTCTTTGTCCGTTACTGAATTATTTTTAAAAAATGTTATAGGAACTTTTGTCATAGGTGAAGATGTAGATAGTACAATATTGAATGGGTCTTTTGGAACAGGAAAAGTTCAAGGAGTTATAACTTCGATTGAAGTAGAAAATCCGGGTAAAGAATACAAGATAGGAGATTCAATTGAATTTTCTGGAGGTGGAGGTTTTGAAGCGTCCGCAGTTGTTAAAACTATCGCATCAGGAACAATTGCAGATGTTATTACATTTGATGGCGGTGATGGATATACTCCTGGATTGTTTTTTGACGTTAATAATTTCGGAACTCGTGGCTCAGGCCTTGAGGGTAAAATTACGGATGTTATAGAGACATTTTCGATACCAGTTTGTGGCGATAGAATAATCGACCATTACTACAAATATATAAATTCTACAGCCTATGGTATGGGAGGAAATCCCTTAAATAATGTACAACATTCATTAATAGAAACTCTTGGATTTGTGCATTTGCATACAGGAACAATTACCGATACTAGGATAACTACTATTGGTGTTAATTATGAAGAGTTACCTAAAGTTCATGTCACACATTCAAATACATTTGAATTAAGAACAAATAGTGTAGCAAAACTTTTAAATCTTAATCCAGACCCAGATGATTTTGGAAGAACTAATGCTATAACTGGTACATTTATTGCAGGCGAAAGATTGGTATCGAATACTGGGGATAAAATAGGAACTTTTTATGCAACAGTTAGCGACCCAGATGACATAATTACATTAAACGACCCATCAAAAATGAGAGTAAAACCTTATCATTATTTGGGAGTTTATAATGTGGGAGCAGACGATTTGACTCCTGATATCTCTAATTATGTTAATGATAACCATACAATTTATGATGTTAAAGTAACCCTTGGAGGAAGATTCGTAAAAAACAAATTTACTTATAGGAGAGGATTAAATTCTTTAAATTCACTTGATACATATTCACCATCAAATGAACCTGTTTATTCTACCGTAGAATTGGAAATGACAGGAGGTTTTCAAAAATTAACTTTTCCTATAACTTCTCTAACTCAAACAGGCGGTTTAGCAACTGTAACTACTTACGGTAGACACGGACTTGCCGATGGAGGAAAAGTTGTTATTACAGGAGTAAGTCCTTCCGCATATAATGGTGAAAAAGTTATTACGGTATCGGCAGATGAACCAACAAAATTTACTTTTTCTATAGATTCGTTTACTACTTCTCCGGCAACGAATATACCTGGTTCAAGTATGTTATATGATGAAAATGTATCGGTTAAATTTGGTATGACATATAAACACGTAGATGGCACAGAATTTCCTAACGTTATTGATAGATATCTCATTGGAACATCTGATTTTGAGGCGAATGATGTAATTACAGGATTTACCAGTGGCGCAAAAGCAACTGTAGCAAATTCTGGTTCAGTCTATGATGCCTTTCCTGGATTTCCTGGTAACAATGCAATTATTAGACCTAAGGAAGAAAGTACGGAAGCAGGTTCAATTGGTTCAATAGAAATATTAAATCCAGGTGTAGGATTCACAACTGCGCCCTCCGCTACCATGATTTCTACCGGTGACGGGACTGCTAGATTTAAAGTTACAATTGGAGCAGTAGGTGATGTTTATGGCAGATATTTCGATGAAAATGGTTTTATAGGTTATTCTAAAAAAATTATTGATAGTAATTTTTATCAAGATTATTCATATTCACTAAGAAGTAGTAAACAATTAAATGAATATGGAGAAATAGTAAAAAAACTTCTTCATCCTATCGGTACAAAATTGTTTGGAGAATTCAGACCACAGGGTGAATCTCTGAATTTTAGTTTTGATAATATGGTTGTGATGGAAGATGGTTCATTTTTACAAATAGAAAATTCATTTGACAAAATTAAGACCGAACAATATTTTGAACCTACACATAATGTAGCATTAAAAACGATTAATGATGCGACTAGTTCTTTAGGATTAACTATTGCAGGTGGGTCTAATCTTGTTTTTGACCCCGATAATACTGAAAATTTGCCACAAGATTTTCCTGCTAATTCCATGGTCGTGATAGATGATGAGCAAGCATTTATGGTTTCATATGGCGAATTGAAAATGGAAAATTTTCTGAATGGTTCAGTTTCAACTGATTCTCTAAATGCCATATCTAGATTCATTGTTAATAATACAACTTCTACTTTCACAATCTCAGAAGATGTTACACAAATCAAAACAGACAATACAGTTGTAGGAGGAAAAGTATTATCACAGGAATTAAATCAATTTGGAAATACGGTTTTGCTTTTACATACATGTAATGGTAATTTTGAAGCAACATCTAATATTTCTTTTGGTTCTCATACTGCTAATTTGTTTTCCGTTGATTCAAATGTCATATTTGGCAATACTTTATCGGTAACATTAAGTCCTATATCTAATCTTATCAGAAATGAAACTACTTTAGTGGATGCCACAGTTGTTACTGAAAGACCTCATAACTTGAGACAAAAAGATAAAGTAATAATTTCTGGTGTGAATAAGGCGACATGGAATGGAACATATACGATTAATGTTGTTGACGATAAAACATTTGGTTATAGAGCATTTTCATTGTTAGATATAGGCGACCCATTAGATGATTCGAATAATTTAGAATTTTCAAATGCTACTGTTACGGTGGTGAGAGGGACTGATTTTCAAAATGACTTTGCCGTAAATGATGTCATCGTACTTAATAAAAGTAAAGAAGAAGCAAAAATTACTCAGATTATAAATTCTTCTTGCATCATCGCAAATACCCGTATAAGCACGGACGCCAGTTTTAAAATGGCATTAGAAAATAATGGAACTTTAGAATTAGAGGAAGATGGTAGTTATTTCGAGTTGAATACAAGAATACCTGCAATTTCAACTATAGATAATAAAAAAGATGAGTCATATTTCGTATATGAACAATTTATTAGAGGAACAACAAATTCTGCAGGTATATCGACCGGGCTTCCATTTTTATATGGATTTAACACAGATTTTTCCGATGACCTTATGGTAGGTGATGTAATCTCATTGTCATCTAATACTTCATTAGAAGCCGAAGTTTTAAACATAATCAATGTTGATAAATTGGTTTTGAGTAATAGTTCATTGAACGGTTCCGATGCAGGAAATGATTTATTGTTACAAACTGGTTTTTCAATGCTTATGGAAGATTCTGTACCTTTTCCGAGATTAAATTTGAGTAAAGGGTTAGGAGATGGCTCGAATAATCAAACCTTTTCATTGAAATCGACTAGAAATTTAGATTTGGAGGATACCGCAAATACGATGACGTTGAGTGGTGAGTATGATGGTTCTAATAATTTTGTCAGAATAAATGAGAGAATTGGTAGATTTACTAATTCAGGTTTATTATTGCTAGAAGATGGTATAGGAACATCTAATGCACAATATGTTGGCACAGTTTCACTAGAAGGTTCTTTTAAATTCGAAACTAACACAACTTTCAATAATCAGAATTTAAGAGTTATCAAATAGATTTTTTTTAATTTTAATAAATAATAATATGCCTAATTTAGTAACTAAAAAATTCAAAATACATAACGCAGAACAATTTGTCGAATCTTTAAGCGAAATTGATGCGACTACTCTATTCTTTTTCGTGGGTAAAGTTGACCCTTGGGAAAATGAGGCAAATGTTCCTCCTCCTACTGATTCTTTTGCGAATACTAATTATGATTATTGGAACCAAATGGTGGCGTGTAAAAAAATAACTCCATCCGAAGTGAGTCATGTATTACCTAGATATAATTGGAGGTTTGGAACATCTTATTCAGCATATAATCAAACGAATAGTGAATTATATGATGAAAGATTTTATGTTGTCACTGACGATTTTAATGTTTATAAGTGTATGCAAAATAACATTTCTAATGGTGCATCGACAGTAAAACCCACAGGAACAGGCACCCAAATTATAGAATTGAATGATGGTTATAAATGGAAATATATGTATTCCATCACTCCACAGGATGTTTTAAAATTTTCAACCAATCAATATATTCCTGTTAAAAAAATTACTACAGATGACATAGGAACAAAGCAATATGAAGTTGAACAATCATCCGTTCATGGCGCCATTGATATTATCAATAAAACGAGCAATGGTGATTTTAAAGTAATATTTACAGGAAGTCCAACAGACGAAAGTGGTGAAATTCAAGATTTTTTGCCTTATGAACAATTAGCAGGTTCGTCCACTAATAATTTGGCAAACATAGTTTTACATCAAGACGGTGCGGCTAATGTTACGGTTAGTTTTGTTGGTGAAAAGTTTGCAGTTAATGAGGAGGTAAAAGGAACTATATCAGGTGCGAGAGCAATAGTTTTCGAAGAGCCAAAAAGTACTTATTTGTTTGATGAAGGCACTTTAACTTCCGTACAAAATTCAACTGTCATGATTCTTTCTACTAGTGCTAATAATTCTGCCGATGATATTTATGTTGATTCTGAAGTTTTTATCGTTAATAATGCGGCACAGGGAGAAAAAAGTAAAATAGTAAAATATGATGCCATTTTAAGAAGAATTACAGTTGAACCTGCTTTCACTGTTGCTCCTAATACATCTTCAGGATATATTATTTCACCATCTGTAAATGTTTCAGGAACAGGAACTTTATGTACCGCCAGAGCAATAGGTAATAATAGTCATGGATTAACCGATGTTGTTGTAATGAATAAAGGGAAAGACTATGTAAATGCGAGTGCAAAATTTACCGCAAACGCTAGTCACGGCTCTGGTGCGAATGCTTTGCCTATTATAGGACCTTATGGAGGGCATGGCTCTAATGCATTAGAGGAATTGGGCGGTAATAAATTAATAGTTGATGTGAGAATATCAGGAAATGAATCTAGTTATTTCACTACAGATAATGATTACAGACAAGTTGGTCTATTGAGAGACCCTAAAAGTGAGGTAGATGCTAATGTTTTTTATACATCACCCTTATCCGACCAAGGTATAAAATTAATAATTAGCAATGTCTCAGGTAATTTCGAAAAAGATGAAAAAGTCTATATAGGAAATAATTTAGAAGAAAGTTCTGCTAATGGTGTTATAATTGATTATAGAAATAAAAATCTTCTAAGATTGACAAAGGTTGAAGGTGATTTTGATTTATATGATAATGGAACTTTTACAATTATAGGAGAAAATTCAGGTGCTACGGCACAAATTGCCAATAACGGTTATACAGGACCAGGAATAAAACCATATACAGGTGACATATTATATGTTGAGAATAGAGAAAAAGTTACTAGATTAAATGACCAGGTCGAAAATTACAAGATAGTTTTGGAGTTTTAATACATGCCTAAATTAACACAAGATTTCAACATTTTTCCATATTTTGATGATTATGACGAAACGAAAAGTTTTTATAAAATTCTGTTTCGTCCTGGTTACTCGGTTCAGGCCAGAGAATTGACTCAGATACAATCTATTTTACAGAATCAAATAGAAAAAACAGGTGATGTATTATTTCAAGATGGTTCTAAAGTTTCTGGTGGCGACTTATCAATTAATACTTCTATAAATTCATTGCAAGTTAAATTTGCTTATCAGGGAAATGAAATTAACATTGCCAATTTTAACGGTCGTTTGATTGAAGGTCAAACATCTGGAGCTAGGGCCGAGGTTATCACTTCCGCAATTTTTACTACATCGACTCAAAATACATTAATGATTAATTATGTTGATGATACTCTGTTTTTGGATGGGGAAGTTATTAGTACTATAGATGATGGAACTACTTATTTTGGTAATGTTGCAGGACCTGATGAGGGTTTGGCCGCATCTACGGAATTAGTAACATCTGTCGCATCTGGATTGGGTTCTACTGCATCAATAACTGAAGGATTATTTTATTTAGGCGGATATTTTATTTTTGTACCTGAACAGTCAATTATTTTAGACCAATTTGGAAACATTCCTACCTACAGAATAGGTTTGGATATTGTAGAAACTTTAGTTGATAGTGTAGAAGACACTAGTTTGTTAGATAATGCAATAGGCTCGCCCAATTATACTGCTCCTGGAGCAAATAGATATAAAATTTCTTTAAATCTTTTAAAGAAAAATTTCTACGAAGAGGGGGAGAGAATTTTACCCTCAGGCGTAACCTTTTCAGTTAATACTAGAGATAACAAATCAGGAACAGTTAATATTACAACCGCCACTGACCATAATTTAAAAGTGGGTGATGTAATTGTTATTAACGGTTCGACTTTCGATGAATATAACGGTAAACACACAGTAACGGCAATTGGTTCTCCGACTCAGTTTTCATATTTTATTTTAGGTAAGCCTGCATCTCCAGCACCTGGAGATATTACATATATTAAAGGTATTACTGACCCAATTGAAAAAAATTCAGATATTGATTTTATTGAATTATTGAGAGTTGAAAACGGTGAAAAAACTGAAGAAATTAAATATCCAGTATTAGGAGATATTGAAAAGACCATGGCCAGAAGAACATTCGATGCTTCTGGTGATTTTACTGTAAGACCTTTTTCATTAAACATTGTTACACATAAAGTTAGAGGAACTTCTACTGATAGAGTTGTGTCTAATACTGCAACTTTTTTATCAGGTAATGGTACCAATTTTATAACAGATGTAAATGTTGGAGATGTTATTTTTCTATCTGGAAATGTAAACAGAACGGCCACCGTAGATAACATTTCAAATACTACTTTTTTGACATTGACTTCAGGTCAAGAATTGGGTGATGGAAGTTCGGACCAAAAAATAGGAGTTGATTCTAAAATAACTGCTGAATTAGGTCCTGGCAAAGCATATATCAAAGGTTATGAATATGAGTCTGTAGCAACAGAATTTGTTGATGTAAACAAAGCAAGAGATACTAGGGCGGTTGTTGAAGAAAAACAAGGACTTTCTTTTGGTCCAGTATTGAGGGTGACAGATTATTTTTCAAATACGGCTATAGATGCGACCACAGGATTAAATCAGCATAATGATTTATATGAGGTTCATTGTGTCAAATGGCCATCGACCGAATTAACCGATGCTACATCCGCAACAGAAAATATTATTAATCATCATTCAAACGGCGATGCGAAGTTCGTTGGTATTGACCATTCTACAACTTCTACGATAGCAAACACTAAGATAGGAACTGTAAGATTAAGACAATTAGATTTTTACACAGGAAGACCAACAACCGTTAATAGTGTTTATGCCTCAAATATCAATAACCCTACTACTGCAAGAACCGTTCATCGTGTTTTTCCTAGTGTTTTTGATGCACATGTTTTTGACTTTAAGTTTAGTAAGTTAGAAGGTACAGTTTCGGCCGCAAGTTCAAATGCATCTTTAATATCAATTGCAACAGATTCTAGTCCAATAGTAAATACATATTTTGGTGCAACCATAACCGTCACAACAAATTTCTTAGGAATAGTTTCAACAGACACACGAAATATCATTTCTTATTCTGGTGACAATAATGGAATGTTATCGGGAGGAGAAACTTTTACGGCCGAGTTGGACCAACCTCTCACACAAACTACTCAATCAGACAGTACATATTCTATTGATTTTGGTGTAAAAGATATCAAGTCTCTTGTCAAAGTTGATACAACTGGAGGAGCATCTGCACCATTTTTAAACGCAGGTATGAATATTGACATATCAGGAAAAACAAATAGTTTAGAAACCGGTAATACAATTGTTTTGAATAATGGTGATGACGAAAGAAAATTGATTTTTCCTTTTCAAAATAAAGCAATATCATCAACATCTAATCGAAAATTTAAATTAAAAAGAAGATATGTTGGCACAATATCTGGAGGTGCAGGAGCAGTAACAATATCAGCACCTAGTGGCATAAATGAAAAATTTTATCCAGGAGTCGACCAAACACTATCTGGTTCTTTATTATCTGAAAATTACATTGTAAGAAGTATTGATGGCGGAGTAAACGAGAAAAGTGGTGAACAAATTGAATTAACAAATGAATCAGAGACAGGATTGTTTTCGTCTAGGAGTGCAGTTTTATCGGCGGGAGCTACTACTTTAACTCTTGATGTTAGAAGTGACCATGGAGCATGTGCAAGTTTTGATTACTCGTCAACCGAGCAAGTTGAAGTTATTGCCACAATGATGAACGATGATGCTGATATTGGCACAGGTACTATTGGAAAAAAGACATTAGTTCAGTCAAACGTAACAACTGCTATAGTAAGTTCTGCTGATGCATTTGGAACAAGTGGTGGAACGAGTAATGCAGTTCAGGCTACGGCGGGACAAGTTGTCTTTGGATTAACAATTGATTCTACTCCGGGTGCAGTAAATTCATTAAGAATTTCGGATATTAAAAAATTAGTAGCTATCGTTGATAGTAGAGACCCAGGAGCAAATGTTTCAAATGCAATGATTTCATCTGCCGTTGCATCGGTGAATGGAGGAACGAGTAGCATTCATGATGTGACGAACAATTTTATATTTGATACTGGACAAAAAGATAATTTTTATGATTACGGAACAATCACATTAAAACCAGGACAAGATAAACCAATAGGACAAGTCGTGGCATTAGTTGATTATTATACTCATGAAGGTGTTGGCCCTTTCACAGTTGATTCATATATTTATTCAGGAACAGGGAATACTCCATATACTGAAATACCATCTTTTACGAGTCCTTTCTCCGGACAAAAATTTGAATTGAGAGATGTCATAGATTTTAGGCCAAAAAGACTTGGTATCAACGATTTAAATTCAGGTAGTGTTCAAAAAATGAACGATTTGGCAGACTTTACAAACCCTGCCGTGTTTAATGAGAAAATGATGCCTGACCATGATTTTACTTTCGATGCAGATTACTCGCATTTTCTCCCACGAAAAGATAAAATTGTGATAGGTCGAGATAGACAGTTTAAAGTTATTGAAGGTGTATCAGATTTAAATCCAAGCTTACCTCCTGATGACGAGGATTCGTTGACTCTTTATAATTTAAGTATACCAGCATACACATTTAATGCATCCGATGTTGAAATGAGATATATTGACAATAGAAGATATACTATGAGAGACATTGGTAAACTTGAAAGAAGAATAGAAAATTTAGAATATTATGTATCATTAAGTCTACTAGAGAAAGAGGCTGATGGATTAGTCATTACAGATTCGAATAATAATGATAGATTTAAAAATGGTATATTAGTTGACCCAATGGCAGGACACAACATAGGAGATGTTTTTAATTTGGACTACAAGGCGGCTATTGATTTCGAGTCAAAATTTTTAAGACCTACTTTTAAATCCGATAATATAAGATTGAAATATGATTCTTCTGATAATTCAACATTAGTAAATAATTCGGGAATTGTCACTTTACCATTTACTGCTAATACTTTCGTCAATCAACCTTTCACAGGTTCTCTTGAGAGTAAAAATACTCAAAAAACTTTGAAAATAAATCCTTTTTCTATACAAAGTTATATGGGCAGTATGTTTTTAGACCCAATATCTGATAGCTGGTATGATAATAAATCATCGGCAGAAATAAAGGTAAATTTAGAAGGTCAATATGATAACTGGAATAATTTACCCGGTGCTGATGCTCATGGTACACATTGGAATGACTGGGAAGAAATTTGGTCAGGTAAACAAATTAATAATGATGTAAAAGAGGGAATTAGAGATACAGGTGATACTGCTTTGAACGATAGAAAAGCAAAAACAACTAGTCAGCAAAAAACATTGAGTGGTTTGAAGTCGGGTAATGTGCCTGAAAAAATAATGAAAACTATTGGTAATAAAGTTGTCAATATCAGTATTGTTCCTGTAGTGAGAGAGCAAACAATAACTTTTGTAGCCAAAGGTTTAAAACCGAGAAAAAATGTTTTTGCATTTTTCGGTGACACCCAGGTTACGGCAAACGTAAAACAGGCATCTCTCATTACATTGTCAAACGTCAGTTCTTCAAATGTATTTTCCACTAAACCAGGAAATTTTGAAAATATAACAATTCAAGGCTCAGGTGCGGATGCTGGAAATACTGCTAAAGTTGTTTATATGACAGACAGGGATTCCCAAAATGGTTGTTCGATACTTGTTACCGATATGTCTAATGAATTATCTTTTGGAATCGGAGATATTATTAGAGGAGATGATTCAGGAGCAAACGGAACAATTTCGGATGTTACTAATTACGATTTTACAGATACTAATCTCAGCGTTTTAACAGATGGTGTTACTGCTGGAGTTTTTAATATTCCAAAAGGAAAATTTTCAGGTACAGATAATCTTTTTAGATTGTGTGATGACCCAGATAATATACCTGCTTTGACCACATCAGTATCAGAATCTCCATATTTTACTAAAGGTGTATTAGATACCGTAAATGAAACAGGTATCGTTTCAACAAGACCAATGATAATTAGGCGAGAAGATGTTACTGATGAAAGAGTCACTAAGGTAACTACTGATACTAGACAATCGGTTTCAACTAAATGGTATAATCCAATGGCTCAGTCATTTTTTATTGATAAGAATCAATATCCGGCTGGTTTGTTTTTAGATAGTATCGTATTATTTTTCAATAGAAAAACAACGGCTGTCGGCAGTAATGTTCCAGTAACTTTACAGATTAGACCTATGATTAATGGACTACCTAGTTCTTCTTTGATAGTGCCTGGTTCAGAGGTTGTTTTATCTCCTGCAAGAATTACTGCAAATACAAGTGTTCCTGTCGCAAATAGTTCAGGAGGTTTTCCTGAAGCTACATTAGGTAATTCTTCAACCGCAAATAGAAGTGCATTAGATATAGGTTCTAGAACTATTTTTAAGTTTGATTTTCCGGTATTTTTGACACCTGATGAATATGCAATTGTATTGATGACTAATAGTAGTCAATATCAAATTTATGGATTTGAACTTGGGGCTAAACATACTGGAACTGATAGAAAAGTCACAAAACAGCCCTATGTTGGTTCTTTTTTCAAACCTTCGAATGCTGGTTTATGGGAGCCAAAAATAGATGAAGGATTAATGTTTCAGGTAAACAGGTGCGAATTTACTTCTGCAAATGGTTATGCTAGATTTGATAATTTTGTAACTTCCCAGTCAAATGCTACATCGAATGTTATAATGGATTCGTTTAAATTGGTTTCTGACACGGTTGAATTTAAAAATACTTTTTCCGAATTCAAATATTATATAACCGATAAAGATGCAGAAGTAAAAGATTCTGCGATAAAATTGACACCTAATAAAAATTTAGATTTAAAA